TATCCAACAATGACTCCTGAATATCCAACAATGACTCCTGAATATCCAACAATGACTCCAAGTTATCCAACAATGACTCCTGAATATCCAACAATGACTCCTGAATATCCAACAATGACTCCTGAATATCCAACAATGACTCCAAGTTATCCAACAATGACCCCTGAATATCCAACAATGACTCCAAGTTATCCAACAATGACCCCTGAGTACCCTACAATGTCTCCAAGTTATCCCACGATGGCTCCTGAGTACCCTACAATGACACCTGGATATCCTACAATGACTCCTGGATATCCACAAACAAATTTCTAATTTTTTAAACAAAAATGTTTAAAAAATAAAAAAATCATTTAATAAATGGGCAATTCTAATAGTATAAATATAATACCAAGATTAAATGGAATATATGAGGTATCTGTAAAAGATATTCCAGAATATCCAATAGTTTATTTAAGACTTTGTTGGGATTTTTATAATAAAAAATATTGTATTCCTGAATTATGTGACGTAAAAAGAATTGATAAAGAACATAGAAAAATATTAGTAGTTGGAATGAGATTACCTGGTATAGATGGTATTCATGAACAATGTTTTTATAGTTCTAGTGGTTTAAATTCTCTTGAATCTTTAGAAAGTTTTTTTGAAACAAAATTAAAATATGAAGAAGATTACGATAAATCTGCAGGAGTATGGATTCCCTTTAGTGGTATAGGATATAATGTTTCAGATACAAAAAACCCAAGTTTTAATCCAGAAAATGATTTTAAATTATTAAAAATAGGTTTTAACTGTTTAACAAAGTCTCCAACATGTCTTTATGGTAGATTTGGAAATTCTGATCCTAATTTGATGCAAATATCTTATTGTATAGGAGGTAAGTTTTGGGAAAATAATGTTGATACAATAAATTCATTAGGTTATGATATTAAAAAATTACCAATGCTTACAGAATTAAGAAAACAAATTCCTTGCTATTTTATTTATCAAGACGGTACTAATATTGATTGCGCAGTATATCTTAATAATTATATAGCATCTGCATATGGAATTAATTATATACCATCTTTTTTACAAAAAAAAGAAAAAATAATCAAATTATTTCAAAAAACCAATAATTATTTTAATTTTAAAGATTTAAAAGCTGATTTTAGAATATTTAATATTTTAAAAGAAAAAATAGATATGAACTTTGTTTTTAGATCAAGTACTTATAAATTACCAGAAGAGACAAGGATAATGTTACCAACTTTTTGGCAGTTTTATTTATCAGCAATAAATACTGTTATGAAAAATAATTTAGATTTTTTTGTATCTAAAATTTTACCTTTAATTTTAGAAAATATTCCTATTCCAGAAAAAAATATTAAAGAAAAAGAAAATAAAATAGAAATTATTGATCCATTATTAAGAACTAAAAAACAAGACAAAGAAATTGAAGATATTAAAGAAAATGAAAATATTATTATTAAAAAAGAAATTGATAATCTACCTATTATAAGATCTAAGAAACAGGACAAAGAAATAGAAGATATAAAAACAGAAAAAGTAGAAATTGAAAATCATATTGGTACTATTAACAACCCATATGAAAATAGAACAGATGCTAAAATAGGGGATTATTACAAAAAAGGAAAACAAATAGTTCAAAGAAAAAAATAAACTATATTTAAAGATATATTAATTATTATTAATAATATGCCGCCTAAAAAATCTACAAAAACTGAAAAGAAAAGTATAGATGGACCAAAAAAAAATAAATCATCTTATATGTTTTTTTGTGTAGATGAAAGAGAAATTATTAAACAAGATAATCCAGATTTATCTAATAAAGAAATTATTGTAGAAATGGGATCAAGATGGAAAACTTTAAAAGAATCCGATCCTGATAGACTTAAAAAATATGAAATATTAGCATCTGAAGATAAAGAAAGATTTTTAAGAGAGAAAGGAGAAAATATAATTTCTGATAATTCATCAGAAAAATCTGTTAAAAAGAAAACTACCAAAAAAGTTGTAATAAAAGATGAAAATTCAGATGAAGATTCTGTAAAGGAAAGTACAATAAAGAAAACTAAAGTAAATGGTTATATTAATTTTTGTAAGGCTACAAGAGAAACAGTTAAAACCCAAAATTCAAAATTATCTCCTAAAGAGGTTACGACAGAATTAGGAAGATTATGGAAAGAATTAACAAATGAAGAAAAAGAATCATGGAAAAATGTCTAATTTTTTTTTAAAATTGAAAATTTTTAAAAAATATTATAAAAATATTTAACTTATTTAAAAATGAATATTATAGATCTGGATAATAATTCTCTTATTAATATTATATCATTTCTATCATATTATGATATTTTTATATTAAATGAAATAAACACACAATTTAATAGTTTGTTAATTAGTATTAAAAATATGAAAGGTTTAAAAATTATTGTAAAAAATCCTCCTCAATGGTATTTAGCGCAATCCAAAAATTTAGTTAAATGGGCAATGAAACATAAAAATTTTAAATTAAATTATAAACTCCCAAAATTTGCTGCTAGAAATAATGATTTAGAGTTAATAAAATTTTTAAAAAGAAATAATTGTCCTTTAGATAATGAAACATGGGTTGAATCAATACAAGAACAAAATATCGAAATATTGAATTATTTAAAAAAAAGTAATGTTAAAATTAACCAATATAGTTTAAAAATTGCTGCATTAACAGGAAATATTGATATTTTCAAATTTATATTAAAAATATTAGAAAAAAAATATTGTATAATAGATAATGAATCTTTATGTAACTATGCAATTATGGGAGGAAATTTAAGTATGTTAAAATGGTTATTAAAAGAAGGTTATAAATTAGATCTTCTTTCTTTTCAGTATGCTGCTAGTTGTGATAATATAAAAATTTTAGTATATATATATAATTTATGTTCTAATGATTTAAGTATGCCATGGTTTAACGAAGAAACATGTCAGGCAGCTGCAGATAATGGTAATTTAAGGAATTTAAAATGGTTAAGAAAAAAATTATGTCCTTGGGATATGAGAACAACCATGGCAGCAATTGAGAACGAACATTATGATGTTTTAAAGTGGGCAATAGAAAATAATTGTGAAGTAGAGAGAACACTATTTGATGAGTTACCTAATATGAATATACATATAGAAAATCCAACCCCAAATATTATTAATATATTTTAAATTTTTTATTTATGTTAAATAAAAAATAAAGATCAACAACTAACTCTTGTTCTTCCTTCTTCTTGATTTTAAAGATCTCTTACTCTTCCTTAGATTCCATTTTATTATAAAATTATTAAATTTTATTTTATAAAAATTTAATATTGATTTGGATCATTGTAACGATTATAATAATCATTTTTATAATTTATAGCATGATAAATATCATTTGGAGTAAGATTATCAGTTCTTAATAACCAGTATCTTTTCAGATATTCAGGTGGATTACAATTATAAATAGACTTACAATTTTTTCCAGAATCTTTAAAAGTAATATTATTTGTAGAAACTAACGTCATATTATCTATATCAGGATTTGCCCCATAAATATTAAAAAGTTTTATGTTATTAGAATTCATTTTATTATTGTATATATAATTTATATTCATAATTTTTTTTCTATATCATCTGTAAAAACTAATTCATAATCTAATATTATATCATCAAATTTACTAGGTTTTGATAGTAAAGGAATATTTGTTTGATATAAAAAATATTTTCTTAAATCACTTGTATATATTTTTTTTTCATCAGTATTAATTATACAGTCATTAGATATTAAATAATATATTTTATATTCCTTTAAAGCTAGTAAATATTTATTATATTGTTCTTCGTTAAAATCTTTTAATCCCAATTTACATTCATATATAATATTTTCTGGAATATTTATAAAATCAAAAATACAATTTTCATATTTAAATTGTGTTCCTATTAATTCTCCGTATTTATTTTTTAATAATAATTCCCAAAATTTTTCTTGAGATTCTGAATTTTTCTTTGCTATTAAAAAAGATTTTGCACCCTTATATTCAATTCCTCCCTCTTTCTTAATATCTTCAACAATATTTACTATATTTGGTAAATCATATGAATTTATAAAGTCTTTAAAATCATTTCTTGATAAGCCAGTTTCTGATTCAAATTTTTGTAACCATTTTGTAGGAGCTTTTATATCATATGGATTTTCCTCTTCTTTAATAAGTCTATTTAAAATTTTTTCTTTTAGTTCATTAATACTTTTTAGATAAAAATTATAACATAATTGCTCGCTCTCTTTTAATTCTATTTTTAAATCATTTAATTCTATCAAGTTAAAAAATTTGTATTTATTTATAAAACATTCTCTTTCATCTATATTATTCTTAATAAAAAGTGTTTGTGGATTATATTCTATAACTTTATTATAAATATATTCATAATTTTTAAAAAAATCTTGTTCAATTAGCCATTTACAATATTTCCTATCTTTCAGTAAATCATCTAAAGTTTTATTTTTGTATTTTCCAAAAGTAATAGTATTTATATTAAGATCTGACATTTTATTTAGAAATTCATACTTTTAAAATGATTATAAAATATAAAATTATTTTATAAATACGATTTAATAATAATTTAAATATTATTTTAGTTTAATAAATACTTTTATAAACTGGTTTATCTGTTCCACCTTTTCTATAAAATATTAATAAAAATATTAAAACTATAATTAAAAATATTATAACACCTGCTCCAACCTTTATAAAAAGATCTTTTTTATCATCAGGTATATTAGGCACTAATGAATTACTGCTTTTTTCTTCTTTAGTTGTAGGAAAAATACTTTGCAATTTATCTTTCAAATTTTTATCTGTTTTAATTTCATCTATTATATATTCAGATTTAATTTCATTTGTATCTAAATTTTCACCTTTTTCTTTAATATTTAAATCATATTGACTATTTATTTCTTTTATTATATAATTTAATTTTGAAATAGTATTATCAACAATATCATAACCATTTTTAATTAATTCAGGATCGTTTTTTATTTTTTTTAAAAAATTAACGATTTTATCTTTATCCTCATCAAAAGTTTTATTATCTTTACTATCTTTTACTTTATTTTCTATCAATTGTTTAATTTCTTGTTCTTTAAGAACACTTATGTCTGCTATACATAATCTCCAATCATCACTTGTACAATCATTTAAAATATTCATAATATTAAAAGATTTTTTTTCTTTATCAGGATTATATAATGGATTTTTTTCTTCACATACACCAACGTTTGTTCTAACAGTACCATCTTCTCCTATAACATTCTTTATAACGCATTCTTGATCTTTTGCACAATCTGAATTATCTTTACAACCATCGCTATTATCTTCTAGAGCCCTCAAACCTCTTTTTCTTTTTTCATTTTTAGTTTCTCTATGTCTAGAATCCGGTATTTTTTGTTGACATGGATTAATACATTCTTTAATATTTGACGCAACTAATGAATTATATGAACATTGTCCTTTATTTAAAGCATATTCAGATGTACACATTCCATCACAATAAAAAGCTCTATCTTCTGGTTCAGCATTTTGTAAACATTTTACACAATCTTCTATCTTATCATCATTTTCTTTCTTATTATTACTCCAATTTTTTCTTACGCTACAATCAAATTCAGGGTATGGAGTTTTAACATTTGGTGCATATTTGTTATTATAATTAGGATTTTCACTTTTAGAATAAGGATTTACAACTATATTTTGTGGATTTTGGACTTGCGTATAAGGATTTACAACTAGATTCTGGTTTGGTTGATAAGGATTTAAATTTTGTGAATTTCTAGCATAATGATTTTTAGGAACATAAGTTTCTGTTGGATATACCTGTAGCATACCATTAGGTTTTACCATATATCTTTGACTCATTTATTAATAATTATTTAATTTTTTTTTATAAAATTTAAATAAAATATGAATTATTTAAATTTACCACCTGGTCTGAATAGACGTAATGCTTATTCAAATTTTATTGATACAATAAGAAGAAGAAGGAATAATATTCTAACTGTTTATAATAGACATGTATTAAGTATTACACCAATCAGAAGAAATTATAATAGAGATAATTATATAAATAATTATGATTTTTTTTCATCTTTAGAAGATGTCAAAATTGGTTTAATTTCTAAAAATTTATTGAGTAAAAGTATAGTAAAAAATTGTGAGATAGATAATTTTTGTGTAATTTGTCAAGATGATATAGAAATAGATAGTATAGTTAGAGAATTAGATTGTTCACATGAATTCCATATTAATTGTATAGATAACTGGTTTACTGAGAATAAAAAATGTCCTATATGTAAATATGAATTATAATTCACCATGTTAGATTATTAAGATCAAAATTTTCAATTGGATTTGTAATTTTTTTTAGCTTATTTATATATATATTTAATTCTATTCTATACATAATATGTGAAATAATAATTGTATTTTCAAAAAATTTATTATATAATTGATAATAAGATTTTGGTAAAATTTCCTTTGAATATACACTTATAAAATCATTTTCATTATAAGAATTTATAAATTCATTCTCATAAAATGATTTTATAATAGGTCGAAATTTTATATTATAAAATTTAGTTTCATATAAAAATCTTGCTGAGTTTTCTCCTAAATACTCATCTATTGTAATTTCTTTTAAACTATCAGTATCGATCTCATCATCTAATAAAATTAAATATATTCTATTAACATCAATAGCCAAATATTTTTCATATTTATTTGAATCTTTTAATTTAACCTTTTTTATAGGTTTATGTTTTGTCATATTATCTTCAAAAACTCCTTTTGAATTTATGAAAAAATCATATAAAAAATTTTCCATTTATAAGAATGATTTTTTTTTTAAAATTGATTTATGAAAATAATATAAAGACATAATCAAGGATATGGCAAATTATAGTTATCTTTTAAAAGTTTTATATGGTAATGAAACAACTATAGATTATGAAAAACTTAGTGAAATATTAAATAATATAGATTGTGATTATTTATCCTCTTTAACAGATGATAAAGATTTTTATGGAAAGCCTTTTAAAAAATTAGAAACATTTGAAGATTATGCAAATAGATTAGATGATCGTTGTCTTTGTGGATACTTAACTCCTGGTACTATTGAAAAATTATGTAAATCTGGTCTTTATATGAAAAATGAAAATAATAATAATCCTATAATGTATTTTGAAGAAGAAGGATGGGAAAGATTACATTATTTCAAGTTTTTTCCAGGAACAGAAAAGGTTGAACACGGTACATATGCATTTAATTTTAATGAAAAATATTATGAAGAAAAGTATGATAAACAAAACTCAAGTTTTTTAGAAAATGTAAAAACAAAAATTCTAAAGAGTTCATTTGACGAAAAAAAATGGGATTATATTTCTGAAAGAAAAAATGATTATATGCTAAACTTAATATATGATGAGAGTACAAATTGGAAAAAATATTTATTAAATTATAATAAAAAATATTCTGAAAAATATTCTGAAAAAGATTATAAACTTAGTACATATCTTACCCTTTGTGGTTTAAGACATGAAGATATTATTAATAACCCTGAAAAGTATAAAGATTTATTAAAAGAATTAAAACTATAATTTATTATATAAATATAATAAATTATATTAACTATATTATTCTACTTTTACATCTCTTAGTTCTTGTACTTCTTCCTTTGATTCTTGTACTTCTTCCTTTGATTCTTGTACTTCTTCATTTAATTCTTGTACTTCTTCCTTTGATTCTTGTACTTCTTCCTTTGATTCTTGTACTTCTTCATTTGATACATGTTGAAATTTTTCACATTCTTCTTTAAAAGAATTTATTAAAGATATAACTTCTTCTGTATTTTCATTTATACAAATTTCTTGTAAAAAATCTGCAAATTTATTGAATAAAGCAATATTATTATTTGATGAATTTGTAAAGAAATCAAGTGAATATTTTTCTTGTAATTTTATCAATTCATTTACAATTTCTGGTTTAGTAGAAATATTTTTTTGAAAATTAATCTGAAAATCTTTCATATCCTTTTCAAATTCTCGTGCTAAAGAACATTTTTCAAAATCTTCTTGATTTAATAAATTAATTTTTTCTAATCTTTGAATAAAATTTTTAATACTTTTTTTAACTAATGCATTATTTTCATATTTAATAGAAGTTGTTATAAATCCGTCTCCTTTATCAAAATTTATATAAAAATGAAGTATTTCTTTATTAGTTTCTAAATATATATTAGAAAAATCATCAAAAATAATTTTAGAATCTTTATCATCTAAAATTGTAGATAATGAATTTATTAAATTATCCTTTTCTAAAAAAGAAATATTAGTTACTTCAAAAGTATTACTTCCATTAATAATAAATTTAATATCAATACTTGCATCATCAGAACAAATTTCCTGGGGATTTAAGAATTCTTCATTAAAAGTAATTTCAAATTTTTTTACAATTAAAGGTCTCATTTTTATAATATTTCATACTTTTTAAATTATTTATTTAAATTATTTATTTAAAAATTTTATGTAAGCCATTAAAAATATGCATATGTACATATAATGCTAAATTTGCAGGTACATATCCATTTGAAATAGTATTACACTTTGTACAAAAAGAAAATTCAATATTTGTAGAATCGCAAATACTTATATATTTAGGTATATAATTTTTTTCTTTTAATTCTTTAATTATTTTTAAAAAATTTTTTATACGTTTATCTATAAGTTTAATCTCTTCTTTAATATTTTTATTATATATTTCTAATTCTTCAGTGTCATAACTCTTATCTCTTGGATTATTTTCATTTACCATAATGGTTCTTGTTCTATGTATAGAACTTAGATCATATGGATCTTTAAAATAATCTTTTTTATTTAATTTATCACCATTACAAACAAAATAGTCTAAATCTATATCTAAAATATAATCATTATCATTAATAATTTCTATTAATTTGTTTAAAATATTTTTTTGAAATTTTCCGGTTTGTATTTTTGCATATACAGCGTTATTTTCTTTGTTAATTTTAGTTGTATATGATAAATCGCAAAGTACATCATCTTTAAATTTAATATCATTTGAATATGCATATATGTTTTTTTTATATTCTTTTAAAAAATATTTGGAAACAATATTTGGATCAGGAACCCATTCAGGCATACACCAAATATAATTTTGTATACCTGTTGTAAATAATACACCTGATATGGCAGCTCCAATATCCCATACTATTTTTTCTGCATTTTCTAAATATATTTTATCTTTGGTTTTAATATACTTTTTATATAATTTAGGTAATAAACTACTATCTTTTATATTATTCATGTCAGGATGTGTATCAAAATGTAATATTGTAAATTTATTTTCTTTTAAATTTTTTTTCATATAAAATGGTAAAATATGATTATGTTTAGTAACCATTATTAATGAAATATTATGTATTTTATTTATCTTTTTATAAAAATATATTGAATGAATATATAATTCAGACCATAAATTTTGATCTAATGCATATTTATTTCTTTTTATTAATATATTAAGCAATTTATTAAAAGTTTTTTGATGTTTTTTTGTTAAATTAAAATTATTTTCTAATTCTTGAATTTTTATTATATTTATATTTTTACTAAAAAATATTATAAATTCGTCTAAATTTTTATTAATTAAAGACATTTATTTTAAATAATATTATAATTAAAAAGTAAAATATTATTTAAAATAAATGTTTAATAAAATATTAAAAATAATTACAGGTATATCTTTAATAACCTATTCTTTAGGACATGCATTTATGAAGTTTCCAATTGCAAGAAGAAGCAAATATGGAGATTATTATATTGAAAATGATTTAGTTGACTATAATATAGCATCTCCATTATATAACGGAAAAGATAATTATATTTTTCCATGTAAAGGATTTCCAATAGGACCCGTAATATCAGAAATAAATTCTAATACAATAAAAATACAAATAGAACCTAAGCTTTCAAATGGCATATCTGTACATGGCGGAGGTCATTGTCAATTCGGAATTGTATATGATGATAAATTTTTTATAGTAATAAAACAAATTATCAGAGATTGTTTGATTAATACATCCAATTATGAGTTTACCATAGAAAATTTACCTAATAGAAAAGTAACTGTTTTTTGGACTTGGATAAACGCAATTGGTAATAGAGAATATTATATGGATTGCGCAGATGTTAAAATTAATATACCAAATAATAATATAAAAGAAACTATTATACATGGCAAAGAACTAATAATTGCAAATATTCTAGGATTTCCAACAATACCAGAGTTTCCAGAACAAGGAATGTATGATGGTAGAGAATTGTTAAAATATGCAAGAAATAGAACAATAGTATTTGCAAAAGATATTCCTGCTAAAATAAATACATGTACTACATATTATACAATAAAAACTTCTCCAACTGAAAATCCAATAGGTACTTTATCTACTATACATACTCCAACTATTTTAACTACTCTAAGCACTCCAACTAAAAAAACTATTATTCCAATAGATGATAAAATTTCTAATTCTTCTAATAAAAATAAAATTTATTTTACAATATTTTTTATATATATTTATCTTGTTTTTACATAAATTATACTTTGAATTATATTTTTAAATCAAAAAAAAATTTATTTTAATATATAAAATAAATATGAAACCAAAAATAAAGAAAGATAGTATTTTTGTTTCTATTGCAAGTTATAGAGATCCGGTTTGTAATTCTACGCTGAAATCTTTATTAGAAAATGCAGCAGAACCAAATAAAGTTTTTGTGGGTATTTGTCAACAAAATGATAATAAGGAGGATCAAGATTGTTTGGAAAATTATGAAAATAATAAAAATATTAGAATAATAAGAATTCCACATTATGAAGCAAAAGGACCTACATATGCAAGATATTTATGTAGTACATTATGTGATGGAGAAGAATATTTTTTTCAAATAGATAGTCATACTAAATTTGTTAAAAATTGGGATAAAAAATGTAAAGATATGATAAATGAAATAAAAAATAAAGGATTATCAGATAAACCAGTATTAAGTCATTATCCAAAAGAAATAAAAGATTATGATAAATATGATCAAAACTCTAAAAAACACACAGAAAGTGTTCCAAGAATGTGTAAATCATTTTTTAATAATAGAGATATGATTTCATTTATGGGAGCAGAAATATTAAATACGAATGGCGAATATTATCAAACTCCTTATGTAGCAGGTGGTATGATGTTCTGTGAAAGTTATTTTTTAGATGAATTACCATATGATCCTGATCTACCATATTTATTCGTGGGTGAAGAAATATTACATAGCATTAGATTTTATACAAATGGATGGGATATCTTTACACCAAAAGAGAATATAGTTTTTCATGAGTATACAAGATCAGATAAACCAAAAATATGGACTGATCAAAAATACTCCGACAAGGATGCGTTTGAAAAGGTTAAATATTATATAGGTTTATATAATAATGATTCTAAAATCTCTAAAAATTTAAAAACTAATATAAATCACTATGGTTTAGGTTCTAAAAGAAGTCTTAATGATTTTTATAAATATGCTGGTATAATTAAAAATAATAAATTAGTTAAAAAAAATTTTTGTAAAAGTAAAAATATTGCAACTAAAGAGGATATATTCAATAGTAATGAAAAAAATCATAATCGTAAATTTGATATGAAAGAATATAATGAAGAAATTTTACCTTTAATAAAAGATGATGATGATATTTTTGAAAATTTTGAAATTTTACCTAAAAGTAAATCAGGAAAAACTTTATTTTTCTGTTTGTTTGTTCTTATTATAATTACAATAATATTCATAATATTTTTTGTAAATAAAAATAAAAAAACAAAAAGAAAAATGTAATTTTTTCTTTTATATAATTAAAAAATGAATGATACACAAAAAGAAATTATGCTTTACATTATAATATTTTTGTTATTTTATGTTTTATCAAAATCTAGTGTTTATTTTACAAAATATTTGAAAATTAATGATGATACTTCACTTTTATTAGCAGGTTTAATTTTTGTTGCTTTACTTTATTTATTAAAAAATATAGGAACCCATAAAGATAACTTTTATTTTGAATTAACACCCGAAAAACATTGTGAAGGAGGTTCATATATGTATAGTTCCGATCCAGTTAAGAAAAAATTTTGTTCTCAATTTAGTCAAAATGATATAGCTAATTATTCTTGTTGTAACGGATTTCATGGAGCTCCAGTACATTGGGAAAGAACTAGCATGTCAGATGATAAATGGGAAAATAAAATGTGTAATGGAAATTTTAAGGAATATACTGATCCACAAGTTCTTTAAAAATTTTAAATTGATTTTTTTTTATTTGAAAAAATAAAAAAACATGAGTGAATTCAAAAAAAAATGTTACAAGTGTAAAAGAAGGAAGTTAATAATTGAAAGTTGTAAATGTAATTTTGAATTTTGTTTGGATTGTTTACCATTCTTTAATCATAATTGTATTTTTGATTGGAGAAAAGAAAATAAAAATATATTAGAAAGGACAAATCCAAAAATCGAAGCTATTAAAGTTTCAAGTATTTAAAAAAAAATTGATTTATAAAATATTTTTTTTTAAATAAAAAGCAAATGTTGTCAGTGACAAATAATTTGATACATGGCGATAATTTGAAAACCCCAATAAAAAAAGTAAAAAATAAAACATGCTGGTTTTGCGAAAGAAAATGTGAACAATTTGTTTCTATTTGTGAACACTGTAAAGTAGACAGAAAATTTTATAAAAAAAATAAAAAAATTGAAAAGTTTTTTTAACTTCATAATTATTATTTACACTCTTGAAAATATGGTTAAGAATATGATTGATTATGATTATGAACAACAGGAATATTATTCTAGCGAAGAATATGGTTCTGACTCTGACTCTGAATATTATGATTATCGGGATGATCCTTTATATAAAATGTTGTATCCTGAAATTACAAATGAAGAATTAGATTATATGCATGAAAATTATCCTGGTAAATATGTAGGAGAATCTTTTAAAAAATTTCCTAGAATTATTGAAGTTAGACAAAAACCTATGAGAATTACAAAAGAAACATTTAAATTAGAACCAATTGTTAATAACTTTTTTACTAAAAAACTTGAAAAAAAACCAGAACAAAAAGTCACAAAATTAGAAGAAAAAGATACTCAAAAAATTAAAGAAAAGAAAACATGGAATGTTAGTAATGTTAGCAATATTAGTAATAATATAACAACATTCCAAGAAAAAATTGCAAACCAAGAGTTTCCTACATTAGAAACTATGGTTTCTAAAATTCATTCTAAAAATTTAAAATTAGAAATAAATAAAGAAGAAGAATGGATAGATATAAAGAAAAAGGATAAGAAAAAGAAAGTTTCTAGTCCATCTTCTTCATTATGTTCATTTAAAACAAATACAACTTCATCAAGTAATAATAGTTTTACTAAATTATGTGTTTACTTTATTAATAAAAAGGATTGTCCTCATAAAAATAAATGTAGATACGCACACAGTGAAGAACAATTATTAATTAAAAATTGTTGCTTTGACAAAGATTGTAAATTTTTAAAATATAAAGATAATAAATATTATAATTTAAGTTCTGAAAAAATATGCAAATATATTCATTCTTTTGAAACAAAAGAAGAATATTTTATCAGAATAAAAAATGTAGAAGTTAAAAACCCAACAAAAGATGTTAAACCAGAATTAAATAAAAATATTGAGAATACTATAGAAACTTTAGATATTAATAAGTATAATTATACGAAAAAAGCTAATATTGTAGTTACACCTCATATTCAGATAATTGAAAAAGAAAAAGAGGAAAAAACAGAAACAGTAGTAAATGAAATTAAAGATGACTGGATTCAAGTTAAAATTCCAAAAACAAAAACTGAAAAAAGTAGAGATAAGGCATTTGATATTTTAAGTGATAAAGATAAATTAAAAGATAAATTAAAACATACTAAACTTTGTTTATCTGTTATTAATAAAACAATTTGTCCACACAAAAATAATTGTCGTTATGCTCACAATATTAAGGAACTCGTGGTTAGAGATTGTTTATTTCAAGATGAATGTAATTTTATTAAAAAAGAAAAGGTTAATAATAACTATATTTATAGAAATGTTAGTAAAACAAAAATTTGCGAATGTAAACATAAAGATGAAAGTTCAAATAATTATTATGAAAGAATAGGTTTAAGTACAATTAAAAAAGTTAACTTAAAATAAAAAAGTTAAATTTAGAATAAAAGAATTTTTAAATATAAAATAATATTTTATATTTAATTATTAGTATAGAAAATATGGTTGTCGTATAAGAAGTCATAATCATTGTAATTATGATTGTAGTATAAAACATTTTATTAATGAGAAATGTGAAAATACAGATATATATTGTATATCAAAGTTAAATTTTTTTAAAAGATATAATTTACAAGATTTTATAATTATCGATAATAAATTATAAGATTTATACTATAATTTTTTTTAATTTTTTATTATTCATTAAAATAAATATGAACTATTTAAGTTTAAATAATGCTTATAAATCTAGATATAAAAGATTTTCTGAAAATTATCAAATATTATACCTAAAATTGATTGGGGAATGATATGGTGTAAATAAATTATATTAATATACTATAAAGTCTAAAAATATATTAAAAATTTCTTTAAAAATTTAAAATTATTATAACTTAAAATAATAATTTTTTTTATAAAAAATGAGATCAACAATAGAAGATGTTAGTAATTTTGTTTTAAGTTTTATAGAATCCTCTAAAAATAAAAAATTAAAAGAAGAATGGACTTCAAGTAATACACAGGATAGATTAAAAAAAATTTTTATTAAAAATGATCCAAAAAAACCAAAGAAAAATAAATCAGCATATTTATTTTTTTGTGAAGAAATGAGACCAATTTTAAAGAAAAAATATCCTGAATTTGAAAATAAAGATATACTTAGAAATTTAGGTTTAGAATGGGAAAAAATAAAAAATACTAAAAAATTTTTCAAATATCAAAAATTTGCGGATAATGATAAGGAAAGATATGTAAAAGAATTACAAAATTATGAAAAACAAAATTATGAAGAAAGTGATAAAGAAGAAAGTGATAAAGAAGAAAGTGATAAAGAAGAAAGTGATAAAGAAGAAAGTGATAAAGAAGAAAGTGATAAAGAAGAAAGTGATAAAGAAGAAAATGATAAAGAAGAAAGTGATAAAAAAGAAAGTGATAAAGAAGAAAGTGATAAAGAAGAAAGTGATAAAGAAGAAAACAAAATATCAAATATTCCTAAAAATAAAGATATTTGTATAGAAAATAATGAAAGTGATAATGAAAGTATTGGTTCAGATATTCTTAATCAAATAGAAATAATTATTAGAGAAAATAATAAAGAAAAAGAAAAAAATAATGAAAGTTCTTTTGATAATTTTTATAGTAAAAAAATGAAAAAAATGAAAAAAAAATATCCGGATTTAAGTGAAGATAAAATACATAAAAAAATTAAAAAAAAATGGAAAAAACTTAGTAATGAAGATAAACAAAAATATTAAAATTTAAAATTGAAATTATTAGTATTTCTATAAAAATTTTATAGAAATGTTCAGTAAAATTTTAAAAAGAAATTTAGTTACAGTTGTTAATCAGGGAGAATTTTGTTATAGAGAACTATTAGGATCTAATAGAGTATTATTGAAACCAGGATTACGTATAAATTTACCTATTTTACATAAAATACATAGAGTTGATATGAGAGAAACTGGTAATACAATAAATAATATATATGCATTTACAAAAGATAATGTCCCTGTTACCTTAAGTGGAACTTTATTTTATAAAGTTTTTGATCCTGAATTGGCTTGTTTTGGAGTTAATGATTATAAAGATTCTGTATTAGCAGTTGGAGAAAGCGCTACTCGTTCTATTATTGGTAGATTTGAGTATGATCATATTATTAGAGAAAGAAATGATATTAATAAAGAATTAATAAATAATATTGGAGATAGTATATCAAATTGGGGAATTAATTGTACAAGATTTGAAATACAAGAATTTAATCCACAAAATCATGATATTCAAAAACAATTAGAAAAACAATTAGAAGAAGAACGCAAAAGACGTGCAAATGAATTAGAAAATTTAGCTAGAATCAATACAGCAGAAACGATAAAGAAAGAAATTGTATTAAAATCAGAGGCTGAATTAATTTCTATTAAAAATAAAGCTGATGGTGAAAAATATGCAGTTGAAATGCAAACAAAAGCTATTATTGATCAAATTAAAACTTTAAAATCATCAGGAGTTAATGCTGAAGAATTTATTTTAGAATATAAAAAGATTGAAGAATTTGGAAAAATATCTCAATCTAAAAATAAAGAAGTATTTTTCGTAAATCCTTCTAGTATTATACCTAATTCAAAAATTATAGGTGAACAATTTAAAAACTAATTTTTATACATTAAGTATAAAAATTAAATATATTAATTATAATAAATGAATTATAATAATACCGTGAAAAATAATTTTCTTGATAAACATTTTCAAAATCATGATATTAAAGAAAATTTTTGGTCATGGAATGGATAATGGGTTCCTGGACCAGTTTATTTTGAAAGACCTTTTTTGATGGGTTGGAGAAGAAGATTTTGGTAAAAATTATATTGCAGCTTTTATTAAAATATCATAAAAATCGTTAATTTTTTCTTCTTTTTTATTAGATAATTCTATAAGAAATTCATCTACTGAAACCATAGCATCTTTATTATATTTTGGTTTTTTTAATATTAAATTATATACATCAACTTTTTGTTCGCTTTTAGGTAAAAATATATGAGATCTAAATCTTGCTCCTCTACCAACAACTTGTTTTATTTTCTCATTATTCCAATGAGGCTCTAAAATTATTATATATCTGGTATTTTTAAGATCTAAACCTTCAGCACCTGCACTACTAATAAATAAAACAGAAATTTTATTATCTTTATATTTATTTTTTTCAGTACCATTATATTTAGTTAAAGCTATCTTTCTTTTTGCAGGTGTCATAGAACCATTTATTTCGACCCATTTTATATTTTCCTTATCTAAACGTTCTTGTATTATATTTGAACCTGACTTTATCCAATTAGAATATAATAAAATTTTATGATTATTTTTAACACTTTTCTTTATAAAATCTATTGTCCATTCAACTTTTGGAGATGTCATATTTTCATCTATATAATTAACAGCTCTTCTTAACCCATTATAAAATACTTGTAAGTCGGCATTTCTATACATCATATCTAATTTTTCTGCATTTTCTTCCTCGATTGCTTTATATAATTCATAATATGCTGGTGTCATATAAAATTCTATTTCATGATATGTAACCGCTGGATATTCACTAGTATCATTGTTCTTAAAGTAAGAAATTTTATTCTTTAATAATTTTTCAATTTTATCGGCGTCATATGTTTTCTTATTAAATATTTTATAAACATTCTTAATATCAAATTCTCTATTATCAATCATTGCATATAAGTTTGCAAATTCTTCAGGATCATTTTGTATAGGTGTAGCAGTTAATAAAAATACTTGAGAAGCTATCTCAGTCGCTCTAAATAAACTTTTAACTCTTTTACCATCTTTAGTTTTTATTAAAGTCTTAAAATTATGAGCTTCATCTATTATAATTACAGAATTTCTGCAAAAATCTGGACCATCTTTATCTATCTTATTTATAAATTTTATATGCGTTGTAATTTGAACATTATCTTTAAATTTTACACCAACTTTTTCTAATTCCTTATTAAAATTTTCAACTAAAGATGTTGGTGTTACTACAAAAACTTTTTTATTCGGTTCATTTTGTAAAATACAACGAATAATTGTTATAGATGTTATTGTTTTTCCACTTCCAACTGAATGAAATAAAACTAATCCTTTAATATCTCGATTTTTTTTAATATAATTACATACTTTTAATTGATGTTCTTTTAATTTTACAGTTTTATATTCTGTGCATTGTAATGGTGATTCTGTAAAATTATTTACAGAAACATAATCTTTGGCCTGTTTTGCTTTTTTCTTTGAATTTTTAACCTCGTCATTGCAAAGTTTATTATAAAATTCTGTTATTTTGGATTTTTCAGTTATTTTATAACCTGTTAGTGGATTTATTGATTTATTTTTTTGAAATTTTTCACAATTATGTTTATATTTTTTACAAAATTCTTTGAATTGTTTATAAATAGGTCCGTTTTCTTTAATTTTTCTTTTAGTAAAAGGATTTAATAATTTATCTTTATCCCAATTATCACACATTTTTATTATATAAACTATAATAAAATTATTTAACATAATAATTTAAATTTTCAATGACATAAAAAGTAATAATTTGACCTCCACATACTCTAAATAATCTTAAATATATACCGTTCCATAATTTTTTTATTCCTTCATTATAAATAATATCAGAAAAAGCTTCTTTTATAGAAGTATAATTATATTTTGGATTCTGATATCTTGTTTTTACAACATCAAATGGATTACTTATTATAGGCCCAATTGAACTACTTAAAAATGCACATAAAGCGATTTTTAAAGGATTTGGAGATTCATTTTTATCAAAAAATAAAGTTTTTAATTTATAATAAGTTGAAAAATTAAATCCTTGATTAATACTCTGTCTAGTTGCTGTTGAAAAAAATCCTTTGTACATACCTTTTATTCCGTCTTTTTTTATTATATCATTTATAACATTTAATGGTTTAGTATTATTTGTAGTTTGTAAATTTGTTTTAACAAGTTCAAAAGGTGTTATAAATAAAGATTCAGTTAACCCTGCTGCTATACCAGCCCTAAAATTTTTATAATATTCATCATTTTTACTTTTTAACTTATTAAATGTATAAAATCTCAAAAAATATTTTATAGACATTTGTGAAGTAAATGGTACAAATCCTTTATATAAATTAATGATTTTTAAATTTTTATAACCAGGATACTGGTTAGACTGTCTAAGATTTTTTACAGCGTCAAAAGGTTGCATAATAGCTCCCTCTATTAATCCGGCTATAGGACCGAAAAAAATTTTTTTATCTTTCATATTTTAAAGAAATAAAAAAAAAATTTAAAAATTCAACTTATAAATGATTTTTTAATATGATTGTTGTATTTGTACAGATATATCTGATTCGTCTAAACCTGATGCTTTACACCATCCTTTTGGATATGCTCCAAAGACATCATTATGTGGATCACCTAAACCAACTGATTTTGAGTTAATTCTTATATAACCATCTTCACACCAAAAAGTACCCCAACTATTTCTTATAATCCAATATGTTTCTCCATTATCAATACCCCAACCAATAATACAAACTAAATGATTTAATTGAGCTGGATCTTTATTTTTAAATATTCCACCTTTAAAACTTTCTATTGGTATAGCATCTAAAGCTATAGTAACAGGACCATTTGTATATATTTCAGTCTTAATATATTCTTCTAATTCTCCTTTTTGCCACTTGTTTTTTCCCTTTTCTATTTCTTTATAAAATCTAGCATTTATATTTGAAAATCCTTCTATTTCGTATTTTTTATATGATGTAACTTCACAACATGGACAACAATCTTCTGTCTGATTTTTTGTATTTGAAATTAAATTATTATCATTTTCTCCTATAATAGAACATTTTTCATCACCTTTTGCTAAACATGTATAACAATCAGGTTTACATTTTTTTGGAAATGCATCTGCTTCATAAGACCTACATGTTTCATCAACTACGCCATTTTTTATAAGATGTTTAAAAACAATATATGAATCACCTCCTGTAAAACATGTCATATTTGGTAAACAATTAAGAAATTGTTGCACAGAGAATTCTATCATTGAAGAATTATTATTGCCATTATTTTTTAAAGCATTTAATATATTAAAACGGTCTGCTAAAGATTGCAAACTTGCAAATATAAAACAACTACCACAATATTTTGGGATATGTTGATTTCTTACTGGTACACAATAGTTTCCTGGTTTTAATTTGGGATATAATAAATGATTTTGTAAATTTCGCCAGTCAAAATTTAATGGAAGTTTTGGTACTTTCAATAAACGTAAACCTAAAGCATGTTGAGATCTCTTATATAAATTTATTTTATTAATAATTGGTGTTACACCAACTCTATATGCTTTTTTTGCGTATTTACTAGGTTTAAATTCATTAAATTTTGTTTTAATTTTTAATGATTGAACTCCTTTTTTTCTAATAGATTTTATTTTATAATTTGTGATAAAAATACCAAACACAAATATTAAAATAAGTAAAATACAAATTATAACTATACTGAGAGTTATTTTCATTTATTAAAAGTAAAATATTTTAATTTATATTTATTTTTTTTACACTTAAATTTTTAAATTTTTTATTTAAAACATGTTTTTGTATTTTAGGTATTAAATTTTTGAAAAAATTATCATTTTCACTATTATTTTCTATAAATTTAAATGGTTCGGCTATAATACAGTTATTATTTTGCGTATCATAAACTTCATCATAATCATCTAATATTATAGTATTATTTTTATTATAACCCTGCATTTTACATATGTCCCATAACATTGATAAATCTTTAGTTCCATTTTTTAATTTTTTTGATACATTACAATGATAAGAAAAAAATATATAATCTATATTTCTTTCAGGATGATCTTTCAAAATTATTTTTTCAATTATAAATAACGCATAATCTTTACTGGCCGCAGTCCATACACTTACATTAAAATTTTTAAATAAAAAATCTAAAAACTCTTGTAAATGAGGTCTTTCAAAAATAATATAATAATCTTCCATGGGTTCAAATTTAAACTTTTTTGCTTTTGTTTTATATTTTTCAAAATCATACTCTTCTGTAGCTTCTGCGGAAATTAAAGTTTCATCCAAATCTAATATAAAATTTAATTTTTTATCATTACTAATATTATTCATTTATTTATAAAAAGAATATTTTAATGAATATAAATAATTATAATATTATAGATTTAAAGTTAACATTTTTTACATAAAAAAATGGATATTAAATTTACAACCTTTTTATATAGTAAATATTCAAATACTTGTAAAAATTTTTTTGGTTTGGTTGAAAATATTCCTCCTGAGATAAAAGAAAATATGAAATTTACAAGTCTATGTATAGACAATGAAAAAATTAGAAAAAATGTTTTAAAATCTAAGTTAGATATTAAAAATGTACCTTGTATATTAATAATATATAATGATGGAAGAGCAGAAAAATTTGAAGGTGTTGATGCATTTAAATGGGGAAATGAAATTTTATTTAAAATAGAACAACAAAAACCTAAACTTCCTTTGAATGAAAATAATCAACATCCACAATATCAAACTAATAATCAGCATCCACCTCAACAAATGAATAATCAACATCCACCTCAACAAATGAATAATCAACTTCCACCTCAACAAATGAATAATCAGCATCCACCTCAACAAATGAATAATCAGCATCCACCTCAACAAATGAATAATTCAAAAAAAACACATGGTCCACCCCCATCTCATAATATAAAAAATATTAAAGAGCAAATGGATATTGCAAAAAGTAAAAATGAGGATGATGAATACGAAGAAGAATATGAAGAAGAATTACCAAAACCTTCTAGAAAAAAAAATAAAAAGTCCCAGCCTCCTAATTTTAAAGAAAAAACTAGTGTAGATGATTTATTATCTGATTCAGATAACGAAAATGAACATCAAAATATCATTTCCAATAATAATAAAGAACCTCCAAAATCAGCAAATACAATTAAAAAAGAAAGTCTTATGAATACTGCAATGGCAATGCAGAAGGCAAGAGAAGTGTCAGATAAAAATCTTAAAATTCCTTTAAATGGAGATAGATAAAAAAAATTATTTAATAAAACATTTTATAATATAAAAAATGGAATATGGAGACTTTATTGATTTTGTAGAAGGGAATACTGATTATGTAAAAAGAAATAGTGATTTATATACTAAACATGTTGGATATAGTGATACTAATGTTTGTATAGAAAAATTTTATAATCCTCATACTATAGATACTATTTCAAGAAAAGTAACACAACTATTAAAAGGAGTACATCCAGAAAATAGACCTATTATTGTCCCTGATAATATTATAAAAAATGTTATGGATAATATTTATGAATCTTATAGACCTGCGACAGGAGATATCTATGGGAGATATAATGTTCCTACAGGTACAACAACGGTAAGCTATGTTCAAGATATGATAGATCAGGTTATAGAAATTATCGTAGCAGATGTTAAAACTAGTTATGAAACAGAGGAAAATAATTCTAAATTATCTGTTTGGACGACTGTTCTTGGTTCATTTAATGATCATCAATTGAGATCACATCCTGTTATAAAAATTAAGAAACGACATGCAAATTATATGGAATTCAATATGAATTATTAATTTATATAAAATTTTTATATAAATTAGAAGTTAATTTTTTCTTCAAACAAAGTACCTATTGATCTATATAGATTTTCATTTTTTATAATTCCATGATATTCGTATGAAACTTTATTAAAATTTTCTCTGAATTGATTGATTGTAAGATTTCCACCATATTCTTCTAATAATCTCCAATGAGGAGCCTCATTTATAATCATATTTTTACTTCCTAATATATCATTATACATTTTTATTAAAAGAAATTCTGATTGTTCATATAATCTATTATGTTTATTATCTTTAATAAATGATTTACAACAATTAAAAGAGCAAAAAATGCCATCTGTTTGATAATATTCTTCCTTATTTATAACTAATTGAGAATTTTGTTTATTATTAATAGTGCTAAATATGAATCTATTTTTATCTATTAATTTTCTTTTAAAACTCGTTATATTTTCCTTAATAGTATAATTATCTTTACTAACTTCAGAATGATAATTTTTAACAGCTTTACTTGATATATAGGAAATTGGACAACCAATAGGTAAACAATTAAATGAATGTCTACACCAAAAACATTTATATTTATTTTTTTCTAATTCATTACCTGTTTTATAATCTATCATTGATATATTGCATTGATATATTTTTTTAGATTCATCTAAAAAAGAAATTACTTGTTGTGGTTTATTAAGAATGTTTTCAGATAATTCAGTTAACTTAGTTATATTTGTAGGTTGACTATCAATATTTGTAATATTAGATATTATGGTAATGCCATACATTTTATCAACTTTTTCAGTATCTACACCCTTTAAAGTGAAAACATATTTATTACTTTTTCTTTTTTTACCAGGAATCATTTTAATTTTATAAATATTACTTTTTATAAAATTCATTTTTAAATTTACTTATTTTTATTTTTTACTTCTTTTCTTTTACTTCTTTTACTTCTTTTACTTCTTTTACTTCTTTTACTTCTTTTACTTCTTTTACTTCTTTTACTTCTTTTACTTCTTTTACTTTTTTTTAATCTATTTTTTGTTATTCTTTTCATAGGTGACTTATGTTTTAAACTACATCTTCTTTTTATTTCTGTTTTACTTAAAGATGACGCTATTCTAGGTGTTTTAGATGTTATTTTGATACTTGGTCTACAATATGGATATTTTTTTTTCCAATCGCTAATTGATAATTTAGGTCTTCCACATGGTACTTTTTTAGGTAATTTACATACATTTATCCATTTTTCATTCATCCATCTACTTATTCCTGTTTTTGTTGACTTAGTTCCTTTATATTTTCCACCTCTTCTTTTATATTCTTTGACTACCCAAGCACTAGCATATGCTGAAGGCCATTTTTTAAATTTTTTCTTTGCATCTTCTATCACTTTACTATATAATTTTTGGTTCATAGGTGTAGGTTTCATTTATTAAAAAAAATATTTTATAATTTTAATATTTTAAAAGTTATAAAATAGTATAAATTTTTAAAAATAAAAAATATTTATATATTATAAATGAGTATTAGTACAGTTGAATCCACAAATCCTGTTAGTGAATATTATAAAAATTATGAATTTAAAAAAGAATTACCCATTATTTCTTGTTCTAATTATGAAGATGTTTTATCTAAAGCAAAAACTACTAAAACAAGTTGTATTTTATATAATAAAACATTAAATACTGTAAGTGATAAAAATATTAATATTGATTTAAGTTTTAAAGATATTGATATTATTTTAATTTTAAATGTTGAATTAAAAGGAAAATCATCTATGAAAGTTCAAGGTAAAAATTATTCAATATCAAATATAAGTTTTATTGATGGAGATAAAAATTTTGTTGCGCCTGAACATATTATAGATATTACAGCTGAAAATGTAAAAATTATTAATTTAAGTATGATAAATTTTAAATGTAAAGATTCTGATAAAGACTATATTAGAGTTAGACAAACTGCTAAAAATTTTCAATTATATAATTCTATGTTGAATGGTAAAACAAATAACGGAGTATTTTTAAGATTAGATTTTCCTTTAAATAATTATATTAATTGCTGTGTATTTAAAAATATTGATAAAGGAAGTACTGCAAATGGAGGAGAGGTTATAAGACTAGCTACTAGTGGTTTTGAAAATGATGATGCATTTTGTGTAATTGATAGATGTTATTTTAATAATTGTAAAAGTGATCCTGAAATTGTTTCAATAAAATGTTCTTCAAATACTGTTAAAAATTGTATTTTTGAAAATAATGGAAGTAGTAAACTAGTTTTAAGAAGTACACACAGGGATACTATAGATAATTGTTATTTTTCAGGTTCAGGTATGCGTGTATATGGAACAAAACATGTTATAAAAAATATTCAATTGGTAGACAATGCGAACATATTGTTAGATAATAAATCAGGAAGTGGTTATGTAGTTGCAAAAGATATAATAGTTGATACTGTTTATTATGATAATGTAAAAACACCAGTAACAAATGATGGGAAAAACTGTAAAGTTACTAATGTTGTAAAAGGGTTAAAAATAACAAAAGAAATGCTATTAACTAAAAATAGTATTCCATTTCCACCACCACCTCCTCCTACACCTGAAATAGAAGTTGAAATTATACCAAAAATTGTTGATAAAAATAAAATATATAAATTAAATAAAGATTTATCAGAAGACCAAATAAAACAATTGTTAAATTAATTTCTATATAATTTTATAATTTAATATTATAAAATTATTTTAATAAATACTTGTAGAATCTACAACTGGATAACTTGCCATCATTGCAATTCCGCATTGTCCTTCCTTAGCACTAACATTTCTTTGTAATAAAATATAACCATCAGAACCCCAACTAGATCCCCATGAATTCTTAACTTTCCAATAATCCTTTCCATTTAAAGTTCCCCATCCAACTAATAAAACTCCATGATCAAGATTAGTTCCACATTTACTTGTTAACACTCCAGAATGATAAAATTGAAAAGATAATTGGTCTGCCTCAATAGCAACAGCAACTGGTTGTTTATAAACTGCTTGCTGTAAAGCATTTTCATTATTTTGTTCTACATCAATAAAACTTGAAATCTTAACAACTTCTGTACACTTTTTACATGTACCATCACTTGCTTTATATTCATAACTATCTTCTGTACATAATCCATTATCAATGACGTATTTAAATCCATCATCCATAAGTCCTCCATTACAACCTTGATTTCCATAAGATCCAGCGCAGTCAACTAACTCTTGTTCAGATAAAGAAACTAATTGCCCTTTACTTAAAAACCACGCTCCTTCGACAGCTCCTGTCGTAGAAAAGGCCCAGCATGAACCACATTGTCCTTGATCTTTTACAGGAGTAACTGCTCCTTTTTCGCTCCAATCCCATTCTGTTGGGAGTTTTGAATCGAAATTACTTATAAAAATTTCATTTCCTAACTCAAATTTTCTAATAAAAGGTTTAGCCATATGAGTATTCTTAAATTCTTCTGGTGATAAGTCTGCAAATTGATTAATTTTCATTGTCCAGCCTAAATTTTGACTATTATGATTTTCAATTCTTTCTAAATTTTCTTTAAAGATATTATAACGATTATCTAATTCGTTTTCACCATAATTTTTATTATATTTTTTTATAAAATCAATAAATTTAATTTTAACGTCTGATTCCTTAAAATATAAAGATTGAGATAATCCTAAAATAGATAACAATAAAACAGAAATTTTTTTAAACATTTTTATTTAAAAAATTTAAACTTTAAATCTTATTTTAATAATACATATTTTGATACCCGGGACATGTTTGACCTAAATTTTCTTGATAATTTTCTTTAACTTTTGAATACATATTTTTTATATTCTTATTTCTAGTTTTTAAAAATCCTATATTACCTAGAATATATGTGACAACATCATCTTTTGTTCTATACCCATTATTTTTAAATACATTTACAACATCATTAGTAATATTTTTATTAATATAATCTTTTAAAAAATTTTCATCTGCAGTATAGATGTTCATACCTTTTATTTTTTCCTTATCTATATCATCAATACTTGTAGAAATACCAAGATTTATAAAATCAATTATTTCTATTTGACAATGTGGATTTATAAGATATACCTGACACCATCTATTATGTCCATCTAATATATGTCTATTATCTCCTCCAGTTACAATTTTACTACCTAAATTAACAGGTTTAAATTCTCCCTTTAAAGATTCATCTACTATTTTAGGGTTTTGCAAAACTTTCTTTAAAGTATCTTCTATACTAATATCATTTTTAAGTGGTAATAAAACTCTCGCATTTACCTTTTTTTCTTTAAAATTCAAATTTTTATTCATTTTTTTCAATACTTTTATTGTTTGTATAAATTTAGGATCATTAATATTTTGTTTTAATTTATCTTTAAAAAAAGATAATTCTCTATCACTTAAAATATTTTTAAGATAGTTATTAACATCAAAATTATTATAATTTTCTATAAAGTTATCATGTGTCTTTGGAGTTAATACCTGAAATCTATAATTTTCTTCTGTTGATAATTTTTTATATATTAAATATATTAATATTAATATTATAAGAATAAATACTCCTATCATAATATTTTCTACCATTTTATTATTTTGGGTTTTCTTCTTCAAAGTCATTTTTATTTATAGCAAAATATATTTTTTATGTTTCTTTAATTTTCATTCCATTTTTTAAAAAATTTTTCGCATTATCATTAAATAATATATTAAGCATAACATATGGTATAGTAAATGTTACTGCAAGTACAAAATTTACTATTTTTTCCTCTTTACTTTTAGAACAATAAATCGCAATATAAATTGCGAAATATAATAAAAAGAATTCGAAAAATACAAAAATAATAGCTAAAAATAATATAAAAGTATAAAAAGATAAATTTAAACCTTTATTAATTGATCTAAAATCTAAAGAGAAATTTTCTTTTTTTTCTTTTTCTTTTGCTTCATTGTATTTTTCTAAACTACCTTTTAAAAAATTTATAGAAACTAACATATTTATTATATAAAAATAAAAAAAATATATTAAAATAAGTAATAAATGGATAGTGCACAATTAAAAAAATTAAGTTATGAAGATCTAAAATCAGTTGCACTGGAGATGGATATCAAAATACCAAAATCCAAAGAGGAACTCATTCAAAAAATGATTAAATGTTTTAAAGAATATGAAAATTATAAAAAAAATACAATTGATAAATATAAAAAAATATGTCAATTAGGAAATAAAGGTAAAGAAGGTATTACATATCTAGTTAAAACAAAAGATAATAACGAATATGCCATGAAAACTTTTAAAAAAAATAAATCTTCTGAAAAATTAAAATTAGAAGTAAAATTACAGGAAATGGCATCAAAAGAAGGTATTTCTCCGAAAATTATAGATTATGATACAGTTGGAAAATATATAGTTATGGAAAAATTAGATAAACATTTAAAAGATATTTTAGAAAATCAAAATGGTTTATTAACAATAAATCAACAAAAACAACTTATAAAAATATTTGAAACTTTGGATAAAGTAAAAGTTTTTCATGCAGATTCAAATATATTAAATTATATGTATAAAAATAAAAAATTATATATTATAGATTTTGGAATGTCTAAAGAAATTGATGATAAATTAATTAAAAAATTAGGTACTACTACGCCCAATATTGATATTATGACTTTAGGTTTTGTTTTAAAATTAAAAGAACATAATTGTCCAAAAAAATCATATGAATATTTGGTAAAATATATTTCTGATGTAAATATAGAAAAATTTCAACTTTTATAATATAAAATTATATTATAAAATTTATTCTCTATGAACATAAATTGTTGCTGTATGAATATTACTATTATATTCTATATCATCATCAATACTTAAAAATTCTCTACATAATGGACATTTTCTATTATTCATTGGTATTTTATTTAAACATCTTAAACATAATGAATGATCGCATATTGTTTTTTTTATAGTTTGATCATAACAAACGCAACATTCTTCATTTTTACCAAAAAGTTTAATATTTCTTTTTCTAATATTATTCATCTCTATTATATCATTTTTATGATAAAAACTATAAAATAATGGACTATATTTATATTCTTTTACAATTAAGTGACAAAAAAACAAAATATTATAAATATAATTTTTAAAATTATGTTCAGAATTAATATCAATATTATTATAAACTATATTTTGTAAACTATCAGAGTTATAATCATTGTAATTATTTACATTTAAACATATTTTTTTAATTTCTGGTAAATTATTAATATAAATCTGTATAAAACAATTAAACCCATCAATTTGATTAATTCCATCTAAATTAATAGTATATTGTTTAGATTCTTCTAATTTTTTTATAAAAGTTTTATATAAACTATTAGTTACTTGTGATAAATCATTTTTTATATCATCACTTAAAGAAATAAATGTATTTTCCATATTTTTTAATTCATAATAATCTTTAATTTCGTTAAAATGATAAAAGTTATTTATATATGTATAATCAGACATTATTTTTTCTTGAAATATTTTTTAAATTTTTTCAATTTTAAAAATCTAAAATATTTACAAATAGTAAAATGAATTATAATATTTTTATCATTCTAATTATTTTGATCATAATAATTATATTATGTATTTTTTTATTTTACAATAAATCGAATGAAAAATATGATAAAATATGTACTTTTGAAGATTTTAAAAAATATGTAAATATAAATAACAATTGTTATTATTATATAAGTGAAATAGATTATAATACAAATATATATAAAAAAGATTCATCTGGTAATTATATAAATACTGGGGCAGATGACATAAATATTAGTGATATATCTAAAAATATTTATTTTAATAAAACATCAGAATATATTAAAACTACATATAATTTAGATGATTTTCAATTGTTATATGGAAATCAGCAAAATCTAAATTTAACATATAAAACAGGCATTTTTGGTTTTATAGGTAAAGATAAATTAACAGGAGAAGGTATTATAGTTTTAAGAGGTACATCTAACTATAGAGATTGGTTAACAGATATTAATATAGGTTCAAGAAGTATAACTGATATTAAAGAATTTCAAAATTTAGGAATTCCTTCTTCGTTCAAGGTTTATAAAGGTTTTGCTTTATTATATGGTATTGAAAGACCTAATAATTCAAAAAATCCTACAGGTTTGTGTATTTCAAAACAAATCTTTGATTGGGTAAAATCTCATAATGAAGTTATAAAATATAAAATATCTGGTCATAGTTTAGGTGCTTCTTTAGCATCAATCGCATCGTATCAATTATTAAAAGTACATAATAAAAGTATTGAAACATTTCTATATGCATGTCCAAGAACTTTTTCAAGAGAAATTGTAAATGATCTTAAAAGTAATTTTCTAAATAAAATAGAAAATAATATTTATAATTTTTATAATGGTCAAGATTTAATACACTCCGCAATATTAAGTATTATTGATTTAGATAGTTCTCTAATAGGATTTAATATACCTTTTAGTGGTAATTCAGGGTGTTTTCAACATATAGGAAAACAACTAGGAATTGATTATGTTGATCCTTCATGGCCAAGAAATGAAAAATTTATATTTAATAGTCATTCTTTAGAACCTGGATATTTAGAAATTATAGAAGTTTGGAAAGAAAGAATTTTTAATAATAAAATATTTTTTATCAAAAATCCAAAAGATCTAATAGATAATAATTTAAATAAAATAATTTTAATTAAACCTGATAAAAATAAATTTAAACTATATTCTAATATCTTAAATAGTTTTTATAATAATATAAATCTTATATCAAAAAGTTTTTATCAAATATTAGGAGTTCCAACTACTTTTAATACAGAATTAAATAAATTAACATCAAATTTTAATATTAAAAATGCAAATTTATTATATGTATCACAAATTAATACTTTAAAACCAAATATTTCCTATCCTATAGGATTTATAGGAATATATAATGGAAAAGGAATAATTTTGTTTGGTATGAATTATGATAATTTTCCAGAAAATTTAAATTATAATGATGCATTACCAAGTTTTTTAAATGCAGTTACATTTACCGAAATAAAAGATAAAAGTGGAAATCCAATTTTAGGAAATTGTAAAATTGTCGAGGTATATAGAAAATTATATTTTAATAATTGTACAAGATCTTTTTGTATTTCTAATGGAATATCAAATTGGTTAAATATAAATAAAAATATAAATGAATTTACAATTATTGGTCAAAATGCTGGAACATGTTTTAGTATTTTAGCTGCATTAGATTTATATAGTAAAAATAAAATTATTAATGATATTTATTTATATGGATCTCCAAAAATTGGAGATTTAGATTTTGTAAAAAATTATAATAATATTTTAGGAAATAAAACATATGTATTTTTAAATAATCAAGATCCATTTGTTTATCTTCTTCCTTATATTTCTAATATATATGGCAGAATTATATCTACAAATTCTTTAAATATTTTTTCACAAGTAGGACAAATATATAATTCCGATGGAGTACCTAGTGGATCAATGTGTGAATTTAAATATTTTGATTATATAAGAAATCCAAGAGCATATGTAAATGTTAATGATTGGGATCAAATTTTATCATAATTTAATATTATTATAATGATAATTATTATAATAATAATTATTATAATATTTTTAGGTATTTAAATATTATAGTTTTCCTTTTACAGGTATATTTTTTAATGCCCATGTTAAATTTAAAACTTCTGTTGTAAATGCACTTTCAAAATTACTAATTTTTTTAGTTAATTTCCTTATTTTCCTTGGTCTTAAACCTGTTGTATCAATATTAAATTCTACATAAATTTCAATTTTTTGTGATCCAAAGTATTCTAAAGGTATACTTATATCATTTTTAGACACATCAATATTAAAATTTTTAACACCCTCTGGTGTTAAATTTGATTCTAAGAATTTTTCAACAGTTTGATAAAAACTATCTGTTTGAACTTTTTCAAAATTAATTGCCTCATAATTTAAAGCTTTTACCAAAGTAGGTTTAGAGGCTGCTAAAATTTCATTTGAATAAATTCCTTTTAAATATTCTTGATACCAATTGTTTTCCTTATTATTTTTAATTGGTGAATTTTTTACAAATACTGTAACATTATTAATATTTTTTATATCATCTATTGTAAATTTTATATTTCCATTAAATTTTACATATGGTAATTCTGAATATAAAGTCAACGGTGTAATAAATTTTATTTTTAAAGGGGTACCTAATCTAGAAAAAATGTTAATATCTTTATTAATTTTATAATCTACATTATTTTCTAAATTATAATATAAAATGTCTGTATCTAATATTTTTTTAACATTTTTGAAAGAATAAAATTCAACATCAATATTTTCAGGTTCTCCATTAATATATTTTATATAAAAATACATATAATCTGCTCTTTCTAATAATATTTCTTTTATATCAGAATTTATACTAACAGTTTGTGTATGTATTAATGAATTATTTGCATTAAAATAAATGAACTGTAAATTAATCGGAATAGAACATCTTATTCCTACTATATTAGTATCATTATAAATAGATTTTAAATAATAAGGTGTAATATTTTTTTCTGGTAAAGTCATTAAATAATTCCAATATGTTTTATATAAATTATTTGAAACTTGAGCTTCTTTTTGAACTAAAGTATATACAAGTTCAGTATTTTCATATGGAAAAGAATCTAAATAATTTTTAATATCTATTACTCCGTCACCATTAATATCTACACTAGTACCAGTAATATCTATAATATCTACACCAGCTTCAGCAATATCTGTTTTAACTTCTCCAGAACTCAATAATTTTAAAGGATATAATTTCGCAATATTACTTTCTATATAAGTTATATCCGTACCAGGTTCGACATATTTTGCTAATTCGCCATTATAACTCATATTTAACATTTGTTGATATAAGATTTTTCTCTTATCTAATTCTTCTACATTTATAGGTACATTTTTAGTTAAGTTTAAAACTTTAATTGGTTTCGTCATTCTTTTTTATTTATTAAAAGAAAAAAAAATAAAAAAAAATAAAAAAATTAAACTTGTAATCAACTTTAAAAATTATGATTTAAATAAATAAAATTATTAATTAGAATGTTACTTATAGATGAATATATTGAATATTGTGAAAAATATAAAAACATATATATTAATTGTGCTGTTTTAATACAGGTAGGTGATTTTTTTGAACTTTATGGTGTTCCCGAAACAAATGAAGGAGTTGATATATTTAAATTATGTGATATAATGGAAATAGAAAAAACTAGAAAAAAAGTAACAACTACAAAGACTAAATCGCAACCTTATATGGCTGGATTTCCATTATATATAATAAATAAATATGTAGATATTTTGGTTTCAAATAATTATACAGTTATAATAATTGAACAAGTTACTCCACCGCCAAAACCTAAAAGAGAAATTACAAAAATAATATCTCCTTCTACTAATATCGAAAATAATGATATTAATAATAATTTTTTATTATCGTTATATTTTACATCCGTAAAAATTAATGAAACTGAAACTATAATCGCATCACTTTCTTATATTGATATTCAAACAAATGAAAGTTTTGTTTATGAATGTGTCGAAAATGATTCACAAATAAACTTAGAAGAAGTTAATAAATTAATAAAATATACTTTAAAACCGTCTGAAATATTAATTTTTACAGATATTAAAACTAAATCTAATAAATTTTTATTAGAAAAATTAAATATTTTTGTAAATTCTTTACCAAATATTTGCATTCACAATAGAATAAATACTATTATAGATGAAAACTATTTTAAATTATCTTATCAAAAAACTATTTTATCAAAGATTTTTAAAAATACTGGTTTATTAAGTGTTATAGAATTTTTAGAATTAAATTTTAAACCATTATCATTAATATCATTTTGTTATTTAATTCAATTTGTATATGAACATTCTGAAAAGATTTTGGAAGGTTTAAAAAAGCCTAAAATAATGGAAAATGAAAAATATATGCTTTTAATGAATAATGCAGTAGAAAATCTTAATATAATTTCAAAAGATAATAAACCAAGTAAAACTTCATCCATTCTAACTCTTCTAAATAATTGTAAAACTTCAATGGGAAAAAGATTTTTTAAATTTTCTTTATTAAATCCATTAACAAATGTTGAAAATATTAAAAAAAGATATGAAATGAATGATTTTTTTATACAGAAAAATATTTATCAACAATCAAGAGAATATTTATCAAAAATTTCTGATATAGAAAGATTATTCAAAAGAATAATAATAAAAAATCTTCAACCTTATCAATTTATATCTTTATTAAATTCTCTAAAATCTTTAAAGGAATTAGATAATTATTTAGTAAATAATAATTGTAATATTAATAATCTAAATTGGACAAATGAATTGTCTGAGGAATTAAGCAATTTTATTAATTATTGTGAAAATAAATTTAATTTAGATTCTATGGAAAAATTAGGATTAAATCAAATTAATAGAAATATATTTATGGAAGGTATATTTGAAGATTTAGACATTATGCAAAAAGAAATATTTGATTTAGAAAATATTTTTGAAACAGTAGTAGATTGTTTAAACAAAAAAAGTGATAATGATGAAGTATTTTTTAAATTAGAAAAAAACAAAGATAATATAAAAACAATTGCAATAACTAAATGTAGATTTGAAAAAGTTAAATCTAATAAATCTTTTATAAAAACAATTAATGATAATTTTAAATGTTCAGATAATGATATAGTTAATAAATTATATTTTGATAAAGATATTACTACACAACCTCTAACTCCTAACAATAAAACACAATTAAAAATTTTATTTACTGGAATGCATGAAAATCAAATAAAACTTACAAATTTACAGAATAATTTTAAAAATAAAATAATTGAATTATATTTGTTAGAATTAGATCATTTCTATAATAATTATGAAGAATTATTTAAGTATATTATTAAATTTACTTCTTATATAGATTTTTTTTCATGCAACGCATATAATTCTAAAACTTATTCATATAATAAACCAGAAATTGTGGAATCTGAAAATTCTTTTATCAAATCAGAATCGTTAAGACATCCTCTAATAGAAGTTATTCAAAATGAGATTCCTTATATATCAAATAATATTGAAATTGGTTCAGATAATGAAAAAGGTATATTATTATACGGTATTAATGCAGTTGGAAAATCTAGTTTCATGAAATCAGTTGGTATAAATTTATTATTAGCTCAATGTGGGATGTTTGTGGCATCAAAAACTTTTATTTATTCACCTTATAATCATATTTTTAGCAGAATGCCATCTGGAGATAATTTACATGAAGGAAAATCTACATATGTATGTGAATTAAGTGAATTACGTACTATTTTAAAGAAATCTACAAATAAATCTTTAGTTATCGGTGATGAATTATGTTCAGGTACAGAAGTTACATCTGCATTATCAATAATTGCCTCTGGAATAAAAACATTATCAGAAAAAGGTTGTTCTTTTATTTTTGCAAGTCATTTACATGAATTATGTGATCTAGATTGTATTAAAAATATAAAAAATATTAATATTTATCATTTATCTGTTGAATTTGATAAAGAAAATAATTGTTTAATTTATGATAGAAAATTAAAAAAAGGTAATGGTAATACTTTATATGGTCTAGAGATTGCAAAAAGTTTAGATTTACCTTTAGATTTTTTACATTTTGCAAATCAAGTTAGACAAAATTATACAAATATGAATAAAAATTTTGTTGAACCAAAAATTAGTAAATATAATAATACATTATATATGGATAAATGTTCATTATGTAATAAAAATTGTGAGGAGGTTCATCATATTATTGAACAAAAAAATGCAAATGAAAATAATATTATAGAATATGAACAAATCCATAAAAATAGAAAATCTAATTTAATGTTAATTTGTGAAAATTGCCATGATAAAATTCATAATAATGAAATAAAAATTAATGGTTATAAAGATACTACAGATGGAAAAAAATTATATTTTGAAAAAGACATTAAAAATTTATCAAATATTGAAAATAGAGCAAAAGAATTAAGAAATGAAGGAAAGGCATATACAAAAATTTTAGAGATAATTAATAAAGAATATGAAAATGAAAAAATAACTTTATATAAAATTAAAAAATGGTTAAAATAATTTTAATAAATATTTTATTAAAATAAATGGAATATAAATATATAATTTCAGATGATTATATTTTAAATGTTTTAAAAATTGATATAACTAAAATTTTAAAAAGTTTCATGAAAAAGGATAAAAATAATTTAGAATATATACATAATTATATAAAAAATACAAAAAATAAATTTTGTGGATAAACTAAATTTGCAGATTTTTTAAGTTTATATGATGATTATTTTTTACTTTATGATAATAAAGAATTATATGCTGCAGCAGCTATAAGTTTTAATTTAAATGATAACGAAGATAATATTGAAGGTATAAATATAGTTTATTTTTGCAGTAAACAGAAAGGCTACGGTGGAAAATTATTAAAAAAAATTATAGAACTTTGTGAGAATAATAAATGGTTTCTAAAATTAAGTGCAACAGAAGATAGTAAATTATTTTATGAAAAATACGGTTTTATAAAAAATATTAAAGATAATTATCATTATTATTTTCCCTCATAATAATGATATAATATTACATAAGTAATATAAAAAATTTACAATATTTTATTAAAAATACTTATTATAATAATAAATGTTTAAATCTTTAAGAAATAACAAAATTATTCCTGAGGAAAAGAAATTTTTAAAAATAACATTTAATGATGATAAATGTCCTGAATGTAATACTAAAAATTATACTGCAATAACAAATGATGGAGGTTCTTTATCATATTGTCTATTATGTAACAAAAGTTTTGTACGTTTTAAATATATTGAAGAGTCAAATTTAGATTATAAAAAAATAAAATATGAAAATTTTTTTAAAACAAATGAAACAAATAAAACTAGTATGTTTATTTAATATAAATTATAGGACTGCAAATGTATGCATAAGTATTTATTTTCATATTAAAAAATTTATCATAACGAGTTATATAATAATTATATCGTAAATTATTATTTTCAAGCCAGTTTTCAAATTCAAATTTAGTTGTTTTTTTCCCAGAATCTAACCAGATAAATGGTATATATTTTATATATGGTTTTATTTTATAAAATATATTATCAATATCTTTATAATCATCTACTAAACTATGTATAAATATTATTTTTCCATCATCTTTTAAATTTTCTATAGCATGGTTTAACATTCTGGTCATTAAGTTTCTTTCTATTACAGGAAATGATTGACCAAAAATAATATAATCATACTTATAATTTATTTTAAATAAATCTTTTAATTCTATAAAAATATTTAAGTCTAAACCATTATCTTTGATTAAATTTTTACAATATTTATTATAATCTTTATCTATATCAATTCCATGAATAATTAAATTTTTATTTTTTATAATTTCTTTGTTTTGTACTAGATTATACCCTGTTCCTACTCCAACATCTAAAATTTTTGAATTATTATCTAATTTATTTAAAATAAATGAATAATTTTCTTGACTAGGTTTTCCATTCCAAAAATTATAACAAGCTATCTTAAAAAGAGAATTTAAAATAACATATAACATTATAATTAAAAATATTATTAAAATCTTTTGCATTTTTATGTATATTTAATTTTTTTAAATTCCTCTAAATTTTTTATAAATGTATTTTTATCTGTAATATTATTTAATACACAAAATGATGGATTTTCAATAATTATATTTTGATTATTTTTTATAAAAATTATATCGTCATCATTTACAATTAATTTTAATATACAATATTTTTCATTATTAAAATTTTGCATCTCTTTTATAAATTCATCTTTACATTTGAATTCTTCAAAACTACATGATCTTGTTAAAGAATTTTTATTTACTACAGTGTAATAATTATTATTTGTTTTTTCTTTAAAAAATTTTCCTGTAAATTTTTCATTTAATTTTAATTTATTATAATTGATATCATTTCTAAACATATATTCCATATCTTTATAAAAATTGTTAACAAAATTATATATATTTTCCATATTTTAAATATTTTATTATTTTAAATATTATTACAAATTTATATAATTTCAAATTCTTCTACAGTATAATTAGTATGTGTAGGTTGCATTGTAAATTCTGGTTTATTTAAAATATCATATAAATTATCTTTTATAAAAAGATATTTATCTTTATAACTAATATTATCATTATCAAGTATTGAAACTATATGTTCTTTAGTAAATAAATTATCCTCATCATTTAAATCTAGAATACATTCTTTTGTAATAGTTCTTCCACAATATTCACATTGTAAATGTCCCTTCTCTTCCCATAATTTATCAATAGTATGTATATTATGTTCTAAATCAATTTCATCCCAATTATATCTAGCGCGTTCATTTAACATATTTTTAAGTTCAAATACAGCATTTTTATAAGCTTCTTCTTCTTTATAAAATATTCCTACAATACCTCCATAACTATCAGCTCTTTTATAACAATCAACATGGCCATAATAATATAATACAAATACCTTCATTTTAATATTTAAATTTTATCTTTAAATATTATAAATTATATAATATTATTATACATAGTATTTTGAATAATATAATATCAAAATATATGACTTTAAAAATATTTATTTATTAAGAATACTTTTAACTTAAATTTTCTTCTTTCATAAAAAATTGGATTTTCCAAAAATTCTCAAAAAATAGATAAAAAAAGAACAGAAAAATTTTTAGTTTGACCTTTATATACCTAAAAAAGATCTGAAAAAGAAATTATACTCCATCCAGTTTATTCTTTCAATTTTTCTTCATTTTTATAAAATTAATTTTTAACATTTTATAAAAAATATTTTTCCAAAAAAATTATTTTTAAAAATAATTTTTCCACACACACATTTTTTTTTTTGAAAATAAATTTTTTTTTTTATTTTTAAAAATTATAAAATTAAGGTCAAAGAACCTGAAGCTGTTTCCTAAAAATTAGGATGATTCCGGAATATTCCGGAATATTTCGGAATATTTTTAATACAACCTATAATTAACCCTAAATTATTACATCTGATTCCGGAATATTCCGGAATCGTTAAAATAATTTAAAAATTTATTTTTAAATATAAAATGAACTGCAATTTTTGTAATAAAACATTTAAAACATTATCATCTTTAAATAAACATAAAAATACAGCCAAATATTGTTTAAATATACAAAAAAATAATTTAAATTTAAAAGAATATAAATGTTTATGTGAAGAAATTTTTTTTTCAGAGAATAATTTACAAAAACATAAAAATAATTGTATAAAATCATATGAAGATAAAATAAAATTATATGAAGATAAAATAAAATCATATGAAGATAAAATGATATCATATGAAGATAAAATGATATCATATGAAGATAAAATAAAATCATATGAAAATAAAATAGTTATATTAGAAAAAAATGTAATACAAAAAGATTTAGTAATATCAAATCTAGAAGGTAAAATGTCAATTTATCAAAATAATCAAGAAGCAATAATTGATATTGCTAAACAACCAAAAAGTACAAAAAATACAAATAATACAAATAAAATTTTAAATATTAATTCAGCAATAGATTTTGATGATATAGAAAAAGTGAAAAATATAATAGAAAATTATAATATAGATTATATTATTGATGGACAAAAAGGTTTTGCAAAATTTGCAGTTGATAATTTATTAAAAGATGAAAATGGTAATTTAAAATATGTTTGTACAGATCCAAGTAGACAAATATTTAAATATAAAAATAATGAAGGTTTATTGAAAAAAGATGTAGAAGCAAAGAAATTAACAAATTATCTAGTTGATGGTGGAATTTCTCAAAAAGCGACTGAAATTTCAAATCAATGGATAATAAATGAAGATGGAAAAGTTGATAAACAAAAATTTGAAACTATATTACAAAAAAATGATGAAATTATGGAATTTACTAATAATAATTCTATTTTTAAAAAAGAATTAGTAGCATTTACTACAATTTAAATATTAATTTAAAAAATATATTAATATTATATATGAATCTTGTAATTGATATTCGAGAAAGGTCTTTAATAAATTCTTGTGAAAAACTTAAAAAAATAGATAAATTCAAAGAAGTAAATATCATAACTAAAAATTTGGATTTGGGAGATATTCTTATTAAAGATAAAGATGATAAAGATATTATTATTATAGAAAGAAAATCAGTAAATGATCTAATAGCAAGTATTAAAGATGGTAGATATGCTGAACAATCTTTTAGACTTAATGGTATAGATCATGAAAATCATAATATTATATATTTAATTGAAGGTTCTTTAAGAAATCTTGGAAATGAAATGCAAATGGCGTATAGTTCAATATTTTCAATTAATTATTATAAAGGATTTTCTGTATATAGAAGTGAAAGTTTAGATGAAACTGCTTATATTTTAATGAATATGTGTATAAAATTAAAAAAAGAAAATAAGAAACCATTTTATCAAAATAAAAATCAAGAAGAAAAACAAAATACTGATATAATTGATAATTCAAATAGAGAGAAATATTGTTCTGTAATAAAAAAGAAAAAAAATGCAAATATATCTCATGAAAATTTTGGAGAAATAATTTTATGCCAAATTCCTTCAGTAAGTTCTGTAACTGCGGTAGCAATTATGAAAGAATTTAAAACATTTAATAATCTTTTAGAAAAATTAAAAGAAGATGAAAAATGTTTATTTAATATAACAACAAAAACTTCAACAGGACAATCTAGAAAAATAAGTAAAACTTGTATAAATAATATAATAGAATACTTAAAAAATATGTAATTTTTATATTTTTTAATATAAAAATGAATACAACAATTAATCCAACTAAAGTTTGTGATTATAAAGAATGGTCAGATATTTGTATAAAAAATATTAAGAAAGATTTATATTCATATTTTTCTCATAAATATACAAAAGAAGATATAAATTGTTCTTTAGAAAAATTTAATATAGAAAAAATATATAAAACACCGAATGAATTTTATATAAATTCTGAATTATTTTTATTTGAATTAAAAAAACATCTGAATATATGTAGAAATAAAAAAATAAAAATTATAGAAACTTATTTAATATTTTTTTTTATTATAGTATTATTAATTTTATCTATAATACTAATAATATCTTATTTTAAAAATAATAAATAAATTATCTACCTGTCCAAATTTTAATTATTGGTAGATCTTCAGATAAAAATTTTATTTCATCAAATTTTTTATCATTATAATATTTATTTATATTTCCAAATAAACATTGTCCTTTAGCATTTTTTATCAATATACACGCAATTATACGTTCAAAACACATCCTTTGACTTCTATTATAAATATGTTGTAATAATATTTTAATATCATATATTGAATCTAAATATTTTAAATAATCATATGCTATTGCAGACATCCCACCAAAACAACCATTCCATAATATTTTATTAGAGTAAAATTTAATTAATTCCTCTGAATTTTTTAATTTATTCATTATTTCAATCTCTTTATCAGGACAATCCCATTGATGATCAAAATCCCATAATAATTTATAAGTTTTAGTATAAAAGTTAATTTCACTATTAATAAAAACAGAATCATGTATTATAACTGCTATATCAAATAATTTATTATGTAAATAATAATAATAAGGTAATATTTCTCCTCTATTATGATATTCACTATTAATTATTTTAGTTTTAATTAAATTACTTTCATAATTTTTATCTATAAAATTATATTCTGAATTATCATCAATAATAATTATAAAATTATCTGGATAATATAATCTAATACATTCATAACATTTTTTCCAATATCTAGATGTATTAAAGTCTATTACTTTACGTAAAATTATAAAACCTATACTTTTTTCTTCTACTTTTATATCTTCATATATATTTTTTTGTTTATACAATTCATTCTTTAATTCAGATATTTTTTTTTGTTTTTCATAAATTTTTTTTTCTTTTTTTTCTCTTTTTTTCATTTATTATAAATAAATACTTATTTAGATAATTTTTTAAAAATAATAGCTCCTATAAAACCAGAAACAACTCCTATTAAATGCCCATATAAGGAAGATTGTTTATCCATATTATATGAAATAAATATATTTAATATCAATGCAGCTAGCATAGAATAATCTATCGTATTTGTATAAATAATTTCGAATACTGCCATACCATATAAAACTCCAGAAATACCTATAGAACATGGTATGTCTAATATTTTATGTAGAATAAACTCAAAAAAAGTATTAATAAATAAAAGAAATATTAAGAGAATAGAAAAATTTTTAATTCCAATCTGATATTCAATCCTAGATAAAGCATATAACGCAATTAAATTTACTATTAAATGCGAAAAATTTGTATGTATAAAATTTGTCATAAAAATAGATGTCATATCTTTTTCACATGGTATACTTTTTATAGCATTTGTAAAATATAGAGAGAATATGGTAATAATAAATACCGCCAAAAATGAACAAATAGGTGTATTTTGAAAATTTTTCATTTTTTATTTATTATAATAAATAAAAAATGAAGAAAGAAACTTATGATAAAGATTCAAAAGAAAATTTTTGCGCACCATGTGCTTTAGCAATTCCTGCTGCATTAGGTGTTGGAGGTGTAGCTGCTGGTAGTGGTAGTGGTGGAAGTGATAGAAAATGGAAACAAATAATATTTTGGAGTAGTATAGTATTAATTTTAGTTTCTGTAATTGTATTTATTTATCTTAAAAGTAAGTGTACAAATTGCAGATAAATAAAGTTTAAAGAAATATTTTTATAATAAAAAATGGAAAAAGATCACGAAGAATGGCAAAAAGAAAATTCATTAACATGTCCTGAAGATAGAGATAGAGTAAATAAATGGAAACCTGATCAAACTGCACCAGTTTTATCTCAAGAAGAAGCTAATGAAGCTATAAAAGAATTAAATAATACATCATTTACAGATAAATTTCCTAGAGTAGAAAGAACATATGCAGATCCTATATTACCAATGCAATATATTGGTTTAATTTCTTTTACTCCTGCTAAAGGAGCAACACCAAACGAAAATGGAGTATTTGGTTTTGCTAAATTAAGAGGAAATTTTTCTAGTGAAATTGAAGCAAACGAAAGAGCAGAATTTATTATTAGAAATATTGATTCACATCATCAAATATACCATACATATGTAGGCAGACCTTTTCCAATTACTAATAGCAGTAAATATTCTGCTAAAACAGAAGAAATAGATATTAGAAAAGAAATGACAAAAGATATTTCTAGTAATATAAAAGATAAAAAGTTAGATGAACAAAAAGCTATTGAGGAAATTAGAGAAAAAGAGGAAAGATTAAAAGAAGATGTAAGTAAAGAAGAGGTTGATCCATATGATAATTATATTACTTTAAGAGTAAAGAAAGCTCAATTATCATGGACTTATTTAGAACATTATAGAAAAATGAAGGAAATAAAAGATATTTTAGTAAAAACTAGAATAGATTTAGATGAGTATGATAAAACAAATCCTGAATTTAAGGAAAGTTATTTAGAAAAATACTTAAAAGCAAGAGAGGATGCAGGACTTAAGGATACAAAAGAACAATTAGATAATAGTTTTCTTAAATTTTTAGTAGAAGAAGCAGACCTTCCTGGTTTGGATAATAAAAATATTATTTTTGAATAAATAATTATTGATTTTATTACTCAAAGTAATAAAATTATCTTCTACACCAATTTTTTATAAAACTAATTATTAATAATATAATAGAAAATAATAGTATTATATATCTTAATGGACACATTTAAAAATTTAAATAAAACCTTTAAAAAAAAATTGATTTTAAAATTTTCATTTATTTTAAAATATTTAAATATGCCTCCTAAAAAAGTTTATACTAAGAAGGATCCAATTAGTCATATATTGGACCGGTCTGACATGTATGTTGGTAGTAAAAAATTACGAAAAATACAAGAATATGTAGCTGAAAAGTCCGATGAAGATACTTATAAAATCTTTAAAAAAGAAATTACGTCATCTCCTGCAATTTTGCGTATTTTTGTTGAAATATTATCTAATGCAATAGATAATGTTGAAAGAAGTAGAAAAGCAAAAATTCCTTGTACTATCATAAAAGTTGATATTGATAAAGAGACAGGAGAAACTTCAGTATGGAATGATGGAGATGTTGTTCCCGTTGAAATTAATGAAGAAGAAAAAATTTATAATCATACTCTAATTTTTGGAAACCTTTTAACAGGTTCAAATTATAATGACGAAGAGGAACGATTAATTTCAGGAAGAAATGGACTAGGATCAAAAGCAACAAATGTGTTCTCTAAAAAGTTTATTGTTGAGGGTTTAGATCCTCATAATAAAAAGATTTTAGAACAAACTTGGACAAATAATATGAGAACAGTATCTGAACCTAAGATTAGTACGACAAAATTAAAAACTGGTTATACAAGAGTTACATATTTTCCAGATTTTAAACAATTTGGGATCGATGGTTATACTGAAGATATTATTAATTTATATACGAAATATGTAATTGATGCTGCTATGTTAACAAAAGTTAAAGTATATTTAAATGATGAACTTTTACCTGTTAATGATTTATTAACATATTCAAAATTATATGAATCTATTTCTGATGAACACTTATTAATTAAATCAGCTGGTTCAGAAGTTTTAATTACACCATCTGGTTTTAATGAATTTGAAGCAATTTCTTTTATTAATGGTGTTTATACAAGATTAGGTGGTCAACATGTAGATTCTTGGTCTGAAACAGTTTTTAGACCAATTGTGGAAAAATTTAATAAAAAATCTAATAAACCAAAAGTAAATATTGGTGATATTAAGAAATTTTTTAGACTATTTATTGTTTCAACAGTTATAAATCCTGAATTTTCTAGTCAAGATAAAGAAAAGCTTGAATCACCTTCTGTAGAATCTTCTATAAAAACAACTGAAGTTAATAAATTATTAAAATGGTCTGTAATTAGTGAAATTGATGATATGATTAAAATGAAAGAAATGGTTGTATTAAAGAAAAGTGAAAAGAAAAAGAAAGGATATACAAAAATTGAAGGTTTAGATCCTGCTAATAATGCGGGAGGTAAAAATGGTTATCAATGTAGCCTAATATTATGTGAGGGACTATCTGCAAAAACATATGCTGTTGCAGGAATCGAAAAAGGAGTTTATGGAAGGTCTGGTAGAGACTATTTTGGAATACTTCCATTACGGGGTAAATGTCTTAATGTACGTAATTCTATACCTTCTGTCATTGCAAAAAATAAAGTAATCACCGACTTAATCCAAGCTTTAGGTCTTAGACATGATGTAGACTATACGGATGATAAAAATTATAAAACTCTTACTTATGGAAAAGTAATTCTTTTAACAGATGCTGATGTAGATGGGCTTCATATCAGTTCACTAATAATGAATTTCTTTCATGTTCTATTTCCAACCCTCTTGCAAAGAGAAGAACCATATATTGTTAGTATGGCAACACCTATTGTAAGAGTTTTTAATCCTAAAGGAGATTTATTATTTTATGATGAAAATAGATTTAAGAAATTTCAGGATGAACAAGTAAAATCTTTCAAAAGTAAGTATTATAAGGGACTTGGTACTACAAAACCAGAAGATGTCCCAGATACTTTTGGTCTAAAAATGATTGAATATAATTTAGATGAAAATGCTACACAAACAATGAATAAAGCTTTTCATGTAAAATTTTCAGATGCTAGAAAAGATTGGTTAGAAAAATATGATCCAACAGTTTCTAAATTTTGTCTAGATGATGAAAAAGAAGTTGTTCATATGAGTATTTCTGATTACCTAAACAATGAACTTATTAAATTTTCACATAATGATTGTAAAAGATCTATTCCAAGTTTAATAGATGGATTAAAAGAATCTCAACGTAAGATCTTATATGCAGTAAAGAAAAGAAATTTAACTTATAATAAACAATCTTTAAAAGTTGCACAATTAGGTGGTTATGTAGCAGAACATACAAATTACCATCATGGTGAGCAAAATCTTTACGAAACCATTATTAAAATGGCAAATGAATTTCCTGGAAGTAATAATATTCCTCTATTATATAGAGATGGACAATTTGGTTCAAGAATTAATGGAGGAAAAGATGCTGCAAGTGCAAGATATATTTTTACTAAAATGGAACTATTAACTCCTCTCTTATTTAGAGAAGAGGATGACGTCTTATTAGAAAGAGTAGTTGATGACGGAGATATTGTCGAACCAAAATTTTATATTCCTATTTTACCAATGATTTTAATTAATGGTTGTACAGCTGGAATTGGAACAGGATGGAGTTGTAATGTACCTTGTTTTAATCCATTAGATGTTATTAATGCTGTAAAAGAATGGTTAGAGTATGATGGAGAAGTTTTAATTAAAGATCCTGATGATGGTACAACTTTATCTATGTTAACTGAATTAAAACCTTGGTATAGAGGTTATGATGGTACAATTGAGAAACAAAGAGAAAAATTTGTGAGTTATGGAAATATAACAAAAGACAAAAATAAAGTAGAAATTACAGAATTACCAATTGGTATGTGGACTGATAAGTTTAAAGAATTTTGCGAAGATCTTTTAGTTGAAAAACAAATTAAAAGTATGAAAAATAATTCTTCAACAAGAAAAGTAAAATTTACTATCACAGAATCAGATGATGGTATTATTTGTAATTTAGATAATCTAAAATTATATTCATATTTACATATTACTAACATGGTTTTATTCGATGAGAAAGAAAGACTTAAGAAATATTCTATAGATCAAATTATTAATGATTTTTGTATATTAAGATACGAATATTATATTAAAAGAAAATCTTATATATTAAAAATTTTAGATAAAGATCTTAGACATAGTGAAAATAAAGCCAGATTTATTCAAGAAATTATTGATAAAAAGTTAAATATTATGAACGTAGACGAAGAGTTAGTTGTAAAAGAATTAGAAAATCGTGGTTATGATAAGGAATATAAAAATGAGGATAATGAAAATAACGAAAATAACGAAAATACAAACAACAACGGTTATAATTATTTATTAAAATTACAAGTTAGAACATTTACAGCAAACAAAGTAAAAGAATTAAAAGATGATATTACAAAAATTAAAGATAAAATTACTAATATTAAAAATACAAGTGAAAAACAAATGTGGTTAAATGATTTAGATGAATTTGTCAAAGAATATATGAAATGGTTAGATATAATGAATAAATTAGACCAGAATGATGGAAAAGGTAAAAAAGTTACAAAACAAAGAAAGAAAATTATTGAATAAATAGTTAAGTTTTATATTTTTATACTATATTTAGTATAAAAATTAAATTTCTAAAAGAACCGAAAATAAAGAGTTTCCATCAACTTTATATCCAACTATATTAATATTATAATCATTATCTTCTCCGTCTATCAAATAATTTTTTATATTTTTATTATTTCTATAAGAATAGAGATTTGCTTTATAAATTAATGTTTTTTCAATAGTAACGTTAGTTCCAGGATTATAATTATAATTATTCCAGAATATTGCAATATTTTGTGCTTTTATATAACTATCTGTATTTTGTACTAAATATATTTTGTTATCATTTATTAATTCATTTCTAAAAAAATATGGTAAAGTTTTTTCATTAATTATTTCATTTGACAAGAAATTATTCTTATTCTTTTCATCAATCCATTTTATTATTGAATTTTCACCTTGTAATATTACTTGGAATGGGTAATAATCAAAATCAGTTAAATCAACATAAAAATCTTGAATCATTTTTTTATCTTTAAAATTTTTAAAATTTTCTAAATTTCGAGCAATATAAAGTCTTAATACATAAAATAGTCTTTTCAATGTTTCTTCCGATTTTAAAACTAATTTATTATCTGACATTAAAGAACTATCCATAGAAAGAGTTTTATTTACTTGTCCATATTCAAAATTTTCATCAATCGTTATATTATTATTTTTAAAATTTTCTAAAATATCTGATTTTAAATAATCTTCTTCTTTAATATTATTTCTATTTACAAATTTAGAATATAACCAAATAATATATTCAGTAATATATCTAGATAATTTTTTATAGAAATTAAATTTAGTTAAAGTAGATATATAACTATTAGAATAATTTACTAGATCAGAATTAAAAATATTTTCACCAATTATATCTTTATTAATTATTTTTACAACAGGAATAGCATAAATTTGTTTATCATTACCATCTATAGGTATACTAATATTTATATTACCTATTTTACCTCTTAATTCTTTAATATTATTATTTATATCTACTAATTGCGATATTATAGTAATATTAAGTTCTGAAGCAATATCTATTGCAGTATTTATGTCTGTAAAATTTATATTTGATATATTATCTTCTTTAATATTAAAAGGTGGTAAAGGACTAGTATTCATACTAATAATATTATTTTTATACATTAAATTAATTAATCTAGTCTTTCCATAACTATCTATAAATTGTGATACTGGAACTATATTAATTCTAGAGAATATATTAAACTCAATTAATTCTATCTTTTTATTAAAAATATAACTTGTATTTATTTTATCAAATACGTTAAATATATTCTCTGTTATAATACTTCCATAAGAAAAATTATATTCTGGTGTTTCTTCTCCTATTTCTCTAACTATTAATTCACATTGAGGATATTCTACTTTTTTAGATTCTCCTCCTGTATGTTCATATATAAATATAGATTTCCTTTTATTTTTTAATTTATAATATCCTTTAATATGTCTTGGTAAAATAAGTTCACCATTATTAGTTCTATTAAAAATAAATATATTGCAATTAAATTTTAATTCAAGAAGATGTATAAATAATTTTGGATCAAAATATTTTTCCAAATCATTTATATAATTAATAATATCTTCATTCTTATAATCATACATTTCTTGTTTACAACATGCAATATTTTCTTCAACCAATTGTTTTCTAACATCATTTAAATAGTTTTCTCTTTCGCTTTCATTATTTATAGATAATATTTTTGTTTCCTCATTTAATGCTTCCATAACACAATTTAAGAAACTATTTTTATTTCTAAACATTCCTTTTCTATAATAAATACCTTTAGAATCTACAATCCAAAATAATCTAGTAATATTTTCTGGTAAAGTTCCAAAACTATCATTTGGTAATATTATATTTGAAACATAAATACCTTGTTGTTTTACTTCTTTTTCTATAATATCTTCTCCAAAATAATAATTTCTATATTTAGATCCTGCTATTTTTGTTTGGTCTTTTGGATAACAACATGGTATATATGGTAATATATCAGAATTATCATATGGGTTATCTCTCAAACCTGGGTAAATATTTTTATCATATTTACAAATATAATTTTTAGGAAATGAATTACCAGTAACTTCTTTTGGAAATTGAATAACATTATACTGTAATATTTTTCCATTTTTTTCATAATTCATAATATTTGGATCATCTAAATCTTCTTCAGAAACAAAAGTTGGAGGAAATCTACAAAAACGTGTATAATTTGCTTTAAAAATATCAGGATCTATATTTTTTAATAAAATCTTTTTATCTACTTCTTCTGGCTCATCTTCAAACTCTGTATATATACCATATTTTTCATAAAATCTTAAAATCTCTGGATATTTTTCATTATATAATACAAATAATTTTGATAATATCAATTGAAAATATTCAACTTTTTTAATATTTTCACACTTACTAATTTTTATTCTTAAAAAATTGCTTCCCAATGGAAAGTACTCTATATCTTTAGGATCAATTGTTTTTAAAATATCTTTAGTTACTTTTTGTTCAGTTATATAAGCAGTTATTTGACCTGTCTTTGTATTATTAAAATATACAAATACAGTAGATTTTGATATTATTTTAGTTTCATCAACTGTTAAAATACTTGAAAATAAAGTATCATTCATTATTAAATCCATTAAAATATATTTATTTAATTTTTGTTTTGGAAAATAAAAAACACCATTAACATCAATTTCTGTCTCATTTTTATAACTATTAATATTTATAACTTCTAAAACTTCATTTATTAAATCTTCTTTAGAAATATCATATTTTTTAAGATTATATGATAATTTTAAATTAAAAGTATTATTATAATTTATAATACCCTCAGAATAATTTTTAATAGTTTTTGTTTTACCCTCTTTTGATAAAATTTGTAATATAATATTATTATTTCTATCAATATTTTTATATTTATCAGAATATGTTTTACTTTTATCAAATAAATTTGTCCATTTAACAAATGGAGAAAAATCTTTTAATATTTTATAAAAATATTGAGTAGTTGCAAAAGGAATAGTTTTATTTAACTTTATATTATTAAATATTTCAAGTAAAGATATAACATTCGTTTCTAATTCCAATTGAAATTTAACTTTCTCTAGATCAAATTTTGTATAAGTCAGACCTACTATTTTATCAAAATCTTCAAATACTCTTTCTTGAAATAGTACAAAATCTGTATTTTCTTTTATTTTATTATTAAAATTTATTATTGATAAAAATCTATTATTCCATATATTCATTAAGTCTGAACTAAAATCAGAATCTATATTTTTCAAAATTTCTTTTAAATTATCTAATACAGGAGTAATAAACATACCTTTATAATCTGGATATTCAGCTTCCTGAACTTCTATTTGATCAAACTGTTTATTTAAAATAATGTAATAATATACAATATTTTCAAGTGACATTTCTAATTTTTCATAAATATTTTCATATAATTCTTCAAATGTTTTACTTTCTAAGAACATAGGAAGCATATTATTATATTCTATATTTGTATTTTCTATAATTAATTCTATCGTTAAATTTCCTATAGGAAAATATATAAAAATTGGTAGTGTCTCATTTTTTGATGCAATTCTTTTTATAATACTATTTACTGAATCTAAATCATATATTTTTATATTTTCATTGTTAAAATAAACCATTTTATTTTAATATTTTTTTTAAAATTTTAAATTTAAAAAAAAAAATAAAAAATATTTAATAATAAAATGACAGCATTCAGTGTTGAAGATATAACAATAGATTCTGCTGTAGAAGATACAATATATACTTTATTTGAAACAGGATATATTGGAGGATCTACAGGAAGTATAGGTCCACAAGGACCTCAAGGAGATGTAGGACCACAAGGAAATATAGGTCCACAAGGAATTGTAGGACCACAAGGAATTGTAGGACCTCAAGGAATTGTAGGACCACAAGGAAATGTAGGACCAAAAGGAGATTTAGGTCCACAAGGAAATGTAGGACCACAAGGAATTGTAGGACCTCAAGGAATTGTAGGACCACAAGGAAATGTAGGACCACAAGGAAATGTAGGACCTCAAGGAAATATAGGTCCACAAGGAGATTTAGGTCCACAAGGAGATTTAGGTCCACAAGGAAATGTAGGACAACAAGGAAATGTAGGACCTCAAGGAGATTTAGGTCCACAAGGAAATGTAGGACCACAAGGAGATTTAGGTCCACAAGGAATTGTAGGACCTCAAGGAAATGTAGGACCTCAAGGAATTGTAGGACCACAAGGAGATTTAGGTCCACAAGGAAATGTAGGACCACAAGGAGATTTAGGTCCACAAGGAAATGTAGGACCTCAAGGAGATTTAGGTCCACAAGGAAATGTAGGACCTCAAGGAGATTTAGGTCCACAAGGAAATGTAGGACCTCAAGGACACACTATATCTACTTTTAT